GCAAAAGCATTTAGTGGTGAAATAAATGCATCATTTATTCCTGTTTCAGGTAGTCAGTTTCAAGAAAAATACGTTGGTGTAGGTGCTAGTAGAATAAGAGAATTATTTGAATTAGCACTTCAAAATAAACCATGTATAATATTTATAGATGAAATTGATGCTGTAGGAAGAAGTAGAGGAACAGATGAGTCATCTGGAGGAGAAAGAGATTCAACATTAAATCAACTGTTGGTAGCAATGGATGGATTTAGTTCTACTGATGGTGTTTTTATAGTTGGTGCTACAAATAGAGTTGATTTATTAGATAAGGCTTTAATTAGACCTGGGAGAATTGATAAAACAATTCATATTAGTAATCCCGATAGTAAAACAAGAGAATCCATTTTAGATATTCATATAAAAGGGAAACCATATGAAAAAGATGTAGATGTATCTAATTTAATAGAAATTACAAATGGAATGTCTGGTGCACAAATTGAAAATTTATTAAATGAAGCAATGTTATATTCATTAAGGGATGGAAGACAAAAAATGAATGGTAATGATATTGAAGTTATTCTCTCTAGAATTTTAGTAGGTTATCAACCCTCTGAAAATGCATTTAGTAGTGATATGATTAAAAGAATTGCTATTCATGAAATGGGTCATGCTATTGTTGGTATTTTTTCATTGCATCATGCAAAATTAACAAAAGTATGCTTAAATTTATGGTCTCCTACAAGTCCTGGTTATACCATATTTGAGAATGCAGAAGTTGATAGTAATATTTACACAAAAGAAAAATTACAATCTAGACTTATGGTATTGCTTTCTGGAAGAATTGCAGAACAAGTATTTTTCGGAGCATCAATAACATCAGGTGCTTCAAAAGATATTGAAGAAGCTTATAGTTTAGCTGAGCAAATGATTGTTAAGTTTGGAATGGGTCAACGGATGGTAAATGCGTATTACAGTGATAATTCAAAAATGTTTATTGATAAAGAAATAGAACGTTTAGTAGATAATGCATATCAAAAAGCTCATTCAATTATTAGCAAAACTAAACCAATAATGGAAGAATGTTCTGAATTATTAATTAAAAATAAAATTATATTACCTGATGATATTTATAAGATTGTACAAAAATATAATATAGAAGTATAATTTTAATAAGTGTATAAATTAATTAGGTGTAGTTAAATACAAAATATATTATATTTGATTTACCAGGACAAGTAGAATTATTTACACATCATACATGTGTACAAGATATATTAGCTCGTTTAACGTCAACAAAACTACTTGATATGAGATTATGTACTGTTTATTTAGTTGATTCATTTTATTGTTGTGAACCAGCTACATTTATATCAGCAGTAAGGGGTAGTGGTCTAGTGGTATGATGCTTGCTTTGGGTGCAAGAGATTGGGGGTTCGATTCCCTCCTACCCCCACTTCTTAAAATTTAATAATATTTACTATTTATTATTAAATTTGAAAATGATTAAACTTCTCTTTAGCATATAACTCTTCATATATAATATGACCAATTATAATACATTTACTAATATCAAATACTAATTTCTCTTCTACTATATTCGGGTTGTTTTGAAATAATATAAATATCAATAAACCTGTACCAAAAATATAAGTGAAGCTTTTTTTTTTATATTTTTTTAGTAATTTTTCAAAACGATTATAGTGATTTGGAACATGTATGAATATCATATAGTAAATAAAAAAAGAAAAATCTATTTTTTCTAAATCTAAAACAAAAATACTTGATAATAGTATTTGAATCAATCTATTTTTAAATGGCAAATCATGACTAAAATGAATAATACTAACTATTAAAAATAATGCATCAAATATTTGGCTATTTACATTATTTAAAAATAATCCACTTATCAAACATGAAATATACGTTAAATGAACTTGTTTCTGTTTATTATTTTCTTCCGCATGAATTAAATCAGTCATTCCATGAGGAGCTATTATAAATGAAGTAATTATAGGTATAAATGAATCAATATTATTCAATATATTAGTATTTGATAAAAATGGAATTAGCATTAATTATTCTCATTAATTATATTTAAATATTTTAACATTCAATAGTTTAGTAATAAAATAAAATATATATTTTTATATATAATGGAATTAGCAATACCAGTAGTAGCAGTAGCAGGATTATTATTTTCAAATACAAGCAGAGAAGGATATTCTAGCAATCAAACTCAACCTTCTAGTTATCCTGATGCAAATAGTGATGAAAATAATAGATTATCTGTAAATAATTATCCAAATTCAAATCAAGCAACTGATAAATATTATAAACAGAATGTTTATAGAAATAAAGTTATTAATAGTAAAGCTACAAATAATAGAATTAGGTCATTAACTGGAGATGTAGTAGAGAGTAAAAATTTTAAACATAATAATATGCAACCCTATTTTGGTGCAAAAATAAGAGGAAGAACTGTTGATGAAAACTCAAACGAAGCCATTTTAGATAATATGGTAGGTACTGGTTCACAAATCAAAAATAAAACTGAACGAGCACCACTTTTTAAGCCACAAAATGGATTACAATATGCAAACGGTGCACCAAATATGAGTGATTTTTATAAATCTAGAGTTAATCCTAGTAATCGTATGGCAAATGTTAAACCTTGGGAAGAAACAAAAGTTGCACCTGGTTTAAATTTAGGCTTTGATGGAAAACCTAATCATGGTCTTAATAATGGTATGATGGCAAGAGAACATTTTAAACCTAAAGATGTTGATGAATTAAGAACAAAAAATAATCCAAAATTAACATTTGAACTTAATAATTTAGAGGGACCTGCAGTTAGTCATATTAAAAATACAGGTATACAAGCTAAAGTTGAAAAAAATAGACCTGATACCTATTTTGAAAATAATAAAAATAAATGGTTTACAACAACCGGTTTAGAAAAAGCACCTACTAATCGTTCAACTATAATTGAAAGAGATGTTAATCGTAACGAACATGAAACATTATATAATGGTGGCGGTGGTAATAATAAAGGTGGATATACAGTATCTGAATATTCTCAAGGTTTTAGAAAAGAAAATACAAATGATTATAAAGGACCTGTATCCATGATTGGTACATCTAGTGCTAGTAATAGCGACTATGGTAGGGTTGCATTAAATATTGAAAGAAATAATAGGGTTGTTAATGAACAACCTTCTATGTTTGGAAATATTAAAAGTGCTGTTGATGCTGCTATATTGCCAATAGTTGACTTATTAAAACCAACTAAAAAAGAAGATTTAATTGAAAATAAGTACAGAGGTAATATTTCTGTATCAAATAATAAAAATATTATTTACAATCCTAATGATAAATTAAAAATAACAAATCGTGAAATGGATACAAACAAAGAATTAAATTTAAATATTCAAAATCAGAATCAACCTGGTTATGTTGTATCTAAACCTCAAATTTATGATAATCAAAGAACTACTACTAATGTATCTTATGTAGGTACATCTGGTGGAAGTGGAGTATCAAATGCAGCACAATCATATGAATCTGCATATAATCAAACGAATAATCCATACAAGGAAGCTACAGCATTTAATCGTACTAATCAAGGTAATGCAAAACAATTTAGTTATGAACAAAATATTAATATTGGTAAGATGGAAAACGATAGAAAAAATAATCGTATGTTTGTACCTAGTAATTCTGCTATGCATATGCCTCCATCTACTCAAAATTATGGACATATGGATAAACCATATCAAAATAATCCAAATGTAAATATGGATCGTATGCAACCAAATTTATTAGATGCATTTAAGAAAAATCCATATACTCATTCTTTAAATTCAACTGCTTAAATTTCTTAAAATGTTAAATTTTCAATTAATACCTTATATATATGCAATATATTTGAACCCATATGATCTCCCCATAAAGTAAAATCTATTATTTTTGTTATTAATTCCTTTTTTAAATTAATATCAATATTACTGTTTAAAATAAATGTAATCATATTATCATTCATGTGTAATAAATCATCTCCTTGTTTATGAAAATCAGGTAAATCATTTGTTAATTTTTTAAAAATAAACATTTTCATTTTATGAGGTACATTTTCAAATATATTATCATGCATATTTTCCATATGCTGGGTATTTATTGCATTATTTATTTTATCTTCTATATCAACCATATCACATTTTATATTTAATGGATTAAATAATAAACTATTAACTAATAAATTATTTATTAATAATAATAAAAAAATAATTATTTGCATATATAAAAGACATTTTAAAATATTTAATTTATATTTAATTAAATATCTTAATAAACTAATTTACATTTTTTTTCTAATAGTCTTCTTTTTATTTTTTATCAATATAGCTTAGCCAATTATCTGGTTTTTTACTTATATTTGAAATACCAAGTTTATTATCTATTATAAAACGCGATACATTCCTATTTGATAAACTAAATTCTAAATCGCATAATAATTTACCGTCAATATCCACACTTAAATTATTTATATAAACACGAGTTCCTACTAATAATTCCGATATTATATTTATTGCCATTAAAGATGCTTCTTTTTCATTTTTATTATCTGTTTCTAATTCGGGTACAATAACATTTCTCAAATGTAAAATAAATCTATACAATTTATACTTATTATTAACAGTTTCACACTCCACTGGAGATAATATAGTAAATGATTTCGGAGTTAAAACATTTACTATTATACCATATGAAATATTTGGTATAAATGCTTTACAACTATTATTTAAATTATTAATATTTTTTTCATTTAATATAAGCATTGTATCTATTAAACAATCATGAGCCTCTATTTCCTTTTTTGTTATATCTGAAAATACTGTATTTTTTTCTTGAGATATTTGTTTTGAAGTTGTAGTTCCCATATTTATATTATTTGCATTATCCATTTTTTTTTTAACTAATCAATTTTAAATTCTTTTAAATTTTCCCACATTGTACCACTGAATGAAATTTTGTTTTTAAAATAAAAAATACTATGCGGATTTGTTAATATTAAATCTTCAAATTTAAAATATAAATTATTATAGTAAGAAGGTACTTGACACAAAGAATTTATTAATGATGAATCATAATATAATTTGTCAATTATTCCGTTTCTATAAAATATATTAT